TCATGGTTGCGCTTACCTGTTTTCCGGTTCCGGGTTTTTTCGGCGTTACGTTGAACTTGTACAGAGGGATTTCATAGCCCGCAAAATGGACGTGCCCGGCCAGATCGCCCGTTGACGCTTTTTTTACGTTTGTGCTGGTTGCGCCGCTTAAAGCGCTGCTTTGCACCGTGTAAACCCGCTTTACTTCCCGGAACGCCCCGGTTTTTACCTTCGATAACCCCCGGTTTATGGCGTTTGAAAAAGCCCGCTCGGCCCCTTTTGGGACTTGCGCCAGCATGGCTTCCACCCGCTCCATTGTTTCCGCGTCAATCTGTACGCCTATATTCATCGTTCGCCCAGCGCCCCCAGTTCCAGAATGATTTCCCCGTCTTCATGGTGTGCGCGTTCAATGTTGTATTCCTGATAAACCCCCTCCACTTTTACGCCGAACTTGTGATCCCGCTCCGGCATAAAGCCCAGATCATACAGCGAAACATACACCAGCGCTTCCAGGCTGGACAGGCCCGGCGCGTTATCGCCGCCGGGCCGCTGCCGTTCTGCCGCCGCTTCATGGTCAAGCACCGCTGGCACTTCATACCATTTCCGATCGTAATAGAAGCCCGTCAAAGTAGCCATTTCCGCCGGGTTGTGAAATACCCGCATATCTGCCGCCACTTGTGCTTTGAAGTCCATTACATCACCTTCACCGTGATCCAGCTGTCAACCTCATGCGGCACGGGCACAGGGGCGCTTTGCAGGGACAGGAAGCGGCGATCCGGGCGCTTCTTGATGAAGGTGTCCGGCACATACTTCCCGGCCACGGTTTCCCACTTCTCCGTGCGCTGGTTCAGAATGGAAATAGCGCCGTAGTACATGGAATACTTGGCGTGCGTGCTTGCCATCATCAGCGTGCCCGCCGGAACCATGGGCAGTTCCACAGGGTTTGCCGGGTCTGTCCAATCGTCCACGTACCATTCGTTGTACTGGTAGAGATCCAGCCCCAGTTCGTGGATCGTGCCGATATAGGTAACGTTGTTTTCCTTCTGCGTGGGCTTGATGGTTGCCAGGGCGTAGTTCTTCACGTCCAGCAGCTTCTGGATCGTTGCGTCCATCAGAAATTCCGTTGCCACATCGGAAGCCATAATGCAGACGTTGCAGTTTGTGAAGCCGTTCTTCTGTACCTGCTCATGCCAGGCTTTCAGATCGCCGTACTTGTCCTGGGCCGTTCCACCCTTCCACTTCTTCTTCGTGTCTTTGGAAATGTCAACCAGGTTCGTAAACCGGAAGTCGATTGTATCCTTCACGCCCTCGCCCAGCACAATGATCTTGCCCGTAAGCATGGCCTGGGCGCACATCCATTCTTCACGGCGCAGAATCATTTCCCGCAGATCCGTGAAGTCCTCGGACATCTGGATCACGGCCCGCTGCGCCGGGGTTCTGCCGCTGTACAGGCTTTCGCCGGGCTGCCGATCCAGAATATCATCAATGGTTGTCACCTTGTCCGGCGCAATGAACGGGGGCGTATACGTTTCGGTCGTATACCCGGTGTTCGGGATAATCTTGCCGCCGATCTCGCGGGACACGAACGGGGCCAGCTTCCGTGCGCCCTTCTTATAGTCCATGTCAACGCTTTTCGTTACGAACGTCTTTTCATGGGAAAAGAAGGTGCTGCGGAAGAATGTGTGGACGGGCGGCAATTTCTTGATCACGCCCATCATGGTACGGGGTTCATAAATGCTTACAGTGTTAGGCATCGTCTTTTATCCTCCTTACTTCAAGAAAATAGACAGCTTCCGGCACGCTGCCTTTGCTTCGTCCACGGTAATTCCGTCAAGGCCCACGGAATCCGCAAACACTTCCCCGGTCATAATGTACACAACGGGATCGCCCGCCGCTGCGGCCTCGCTTACGGCAATGCCCACCACGTTTGCAATGCCCTCTTTGGTTGCCTTTACGATCCCGGTATCGCTGGACATAACCAGGTCATGCAGGGCAATAGCGCCGCCAGCGGTTCCCGTTTCCGGCACGGCGGGGAACTCCCCGGCATAAAACCTTTTCGGCGTGTACTCCCGCCGCTCGATCAACTCTGCCACTTTCGTTTCCTCCCTTCTCTTTACAGAACTTCCTCAATGGCCCTGTCAAAGATGCTCTTGCCATCGTCCCCGCCGCCCATAGGCGTTCCGCCCGGCTCCACGCCGTCCATGCCGGACGCGGCGGCATCCTTTGCAACTGCGGCCAGGTACTTTGCGCCCGCCTGCTTCTGTGCGGCAACGATCTTCAAGGCCACCTGCCCAGCGTCCACGGGGGTTTTGAACAGGGCATCTTCCACAATGCTTTCATACCCCGCCGGGGCCGTGTCCATGATGCTCTCGATCCGCTCCCTCTCGCTGTTCACGGCTTCCGTGCGGATCTGGTTCACCAGATCCGGGTATTTTGCTTCCAGGGCGGGCACGGTCTTGATCTGTTCGTCCATAGTTCCTTTTCCTCCTTTTTGGTCTTTGGGTTCTTCAATAGTATTTTGCAAACCGCCCTGGGCCGGGCTGTTTAACAACATTGTTGGCACGGTCTTAAACCGTGACAGATCCAGCGGAACAGAATTGACAATGACTTTCCGGGCGTTTTCGATCACCGTCTGCGGCTCCGCTTCAAACATGATGGAATCACAGAAGCCCTTTTCCACGGCCTGATCCCCCGTCCACCACGTTTCTTCCTGCATCATGTCCGCTATGTCTTCGTCCTTCATTTTGGTTCTGCCCGCGTAGGTGTTCACAATGGACTGTTTGATCACCTTCAATTCCTGGGCCAGTTTTTCAAAGTCCGCCGCCTTGTAGGTGTCCCACACAGTCATAGCCGGGTCATGGATCATAAAAACGCCGTTCCGGGGGATCTGGATAACGTCCCCGGCCATTGCAACGATCGTGGCCGCGCTGGCGGCCCACCCGTCAATTTTCACTGTGATTTTTGCGTCAATGTCCCGCAAGCGGCAATAGATTGCGTGCGCTGCGAACACGTCACCGCCGGGGGAATTGATCCGCACCACCAGTTCTTCCACGTCCCCGATAGCGGCTAATTCCTGGTTGAACTGGGCCGGGGTTACACGGTCTTCCCACCAGCTTTTTTGACTGGCGATCGGGCCGTACAAAAGCATTTCCGGCGGCTTCGTGCCCGTGGCCGGGACGAAATTCCAGAATCTATTTTCCGTCACCTGGTACGGGTTTCCCGTCTGCCCCTGCTGCGGGCTGTTGGCTCCCTGCGGCATTTTGCGTTACCTCCCTTAATTTTTCTTCTTCCTGTTTCAGCTGTTCCACGTTTGCGTAATAGTCCGATCCGGTCATTTCCATAGTTTCAGACTGCCGCGTGGAGAATCCATTTTTAACCCGCTTTTCCGCTGCGGTCACTTCCTTAACCGGGTCAAGAATCCCACGGGCCGGGCCGTTCCATTCCGCTTTGCTGTAGGCTTTCCGGTACAGCGGATCGGAAAAGAATCCCGGCGCGTTCACGCGGCCTTTCGCCACGGCTTCCGCCAGCCATTCTTCGTAAATGACTTGGCAGAAGTCCGCCGCCAGCCACGTTCTGTACATACGAAACATTTTCCAGGCTTCTTCCAGCGCCCCCCGGCTTGCGGAATAACTGGCCGTGAAGTGCTTTAGCAGCAGTTCATAGGGGATTTCCAGGGCCGCGCCGATCTGTCTGCATACCGCCTCCACAAACCCGGAAAAGTTTGCGTTTGGCCGCCCTGGGCTTTCCGCGTGGGCCTTTTCTCCCGGTTGCAGGTCAATGACAGCGCCGGGGGCCAGCTCCACCGTTGTTTCGTCTTCATCGTCCACCCGGTCTTCGTCCGGCACGTTCGTTCCGATCGCACCTTCCATTCCGCCGTCCGCGTTTTCCGATTCGACAAACACGGCAAAAAGGCCGCTTACCACCGCCGCCACAAGTTCCGCGTCCGTGTAGCGCCCCAGCTGCTTTAATGCTTCAATGACGGGGGCCAGGAAGGGAACGCCGCGCCGCTGGTCGATCCGCTCCCGGTTCATGATATGGATCACGTTCCGCCGCCCGGAAGCCGGACTGTAGGCCGGGACGCGCACCCATTCCATAGGCTGACTTGCAAGGGATAAAGGATGGTGCTTTGAAAAGTGATAGGCAATCACTTCCCCCGTGCTGTCCGTTTCCACGCCGCCGATTATGCGATCGTCCAGCGTGTCAAACCCGCCGGGGCTTGACAGCCGATCCGCTTCAATCAGCCGCACCCGCAGATCGTAGGGCTGCCCCGTCCGCTTCTTCACGGGCAGAAGGGCCAGACAGTCCCCGGACACAAGCCACGACACAAACGCCAGCTGTTGCAGTTCACAAAAATTATCAATGCGGGCCGCGTCACAGTCCGGCGTATCCGCCCACAGTTCCCATTCTTTTTCGATCCGCCGTTCCAGCGCGTGCGCCGCGTCTGCATCTATCCCCAGGACTTCCCGATCAATCGTGGGTTTCAGCTTCAAGCCCCGGCCCACAATATTTGTGCGCATGGTTTTGATCGCGCCCGTGGCAAGCGGCACGCCCATATACAGATCGCGGGAACGCTGGCGCAACACGTCCAGGTTGTCTTCTATGTCCTCCCTGGAAGATCCGCCGTTGTAGATCCATCCGGCCATTTCCTTTTTGTAGCTGCTGGCCCCGTAATGGCTGTATCCTGTATTGATTACCCGCGTCCGCGCCAGCTGCTGCCGCGCTTCCGCACGTTCCAGCGCCTTTTGCGGGCTTATGGCGGCGATCGCGCCGTCAATGGCCCTTTGTATTACCCCCACGCATACACCCCCTTAAACAGCAGGAAGAAGCGCCCCTGCGGGCGCTCCTTCCTGTTCGTGTCTGTCTATTCAGATTTTCACGCTACTAATTATAGCGGAAAAAACGGGCAATGGCGGGCAATCTTTTATAAATCCCTTGGCATGATCCGTTTTACCCGGTTGCGCCCGCCGAACTTCTTTGCCGCTTCCAGCCGCGCCACCATATCCGCCCAATACTTGATCGTGTTCCTGATTTCCGCCAGGTCTGCCCGCGTCAAAGTTCTGCTGCCGATCGTGTATGACTGGTTCGTGGTACAGGCCAGTTCCGCTTCTAACCATGCGTCAAGGTGTTTCTGTGCGATTTCAAGAGTAATTCCCGGCATTATATGATCCCTCCACTTGTCCGGCGTTTCCGCCGCTTTTTCTTCACCTGCGGTTGTTCTTCCCGTTTTTTCAGCGGCACTTGCGCGATCTCAATAGCCGCCGCCGCGTAGTTCCTACAGTCTAACGCTTCGTTTCGCTTGTGCTTATAGTCTTTTATTTTCCACTCAAACACGGGCCGCCCCTTTTTGTATGTCAGCACCTGTTTTTCTGCCGTCAGGCCAATAAAGAAACTTTCATCATAGCCCCGCCCTTCATCCTTTGGGAAATGGCAGTAGCCCGGCCCTTCGTCTTCCAGTAACAGGCGTTGCAGAAGTAGGCTTTTTCCGGTATCCACGCCCAGCATGAACAAATATGCCCCTTCACGGTTGTTCTTTGTCGGTTTCTGGATATAGGCCGCTTGACTGTCATTGCTGCCCTTTATGGCCCGCACGCCCCGCGCATACCGCACCTTGCAGAAGCGGTATACCTGGTTCGTGAAGTGTCCGCCTATATCCATGCAGGCGCAAATAATTTTTAGTTT